TCTCTACTTTCACAATGAGACTAATAACCGAAATGGATATATTAGCTCCACTACGTCCAGATGCCTCTCAGAGAAACAGTAAGATTAGTTTTGATGTAAGACCAGCAAGAGCTGATCATGCCCCTTCTGTGAAGTCTGTAGGGGTCTTAGGACAAATGGCTGGTAGTAGGGCGGATGAAGTAGTAGCAGATGACGTAGAAGTTCCTAACAATTCCTTCACCCAACCGATGAGAGACAAGCTTAGTGAAGCTGTAAAAGAATTTGACGCAATACTTAAACCAAAAGGCTTAATTACTTTCCTTGGTACTCCTCAAACTGAACAATCCCTTTATGGAACCTTAGAAGAAAGAGGCTATAGCACTTGTATATGGCCTGCTAGATACCCACCTCTTAAAAATAACTATGGAGATAGACTTGCTCCTAAACTTCACCAAAGGCTCTTAGATGAGCTTGTAAGCCCTAAAGATCCTGTTGACCCAGATAGATTCAATTCTATTGATTTAATGGAACGTGAGGCCTCCTATGGACGTTCTGGGTTCTCTTTACAGTTTATGTTGGATACTTCCCTATCTGACCAAGATAGATACCCTCTAAAACTCTCAGATCTAATAATCTCTTCAGTTAACCCAGAACACGCTCCAGAGAAAGTCATATGGTCCAACTCTCCTGAATACACTCTTCCAGATCTTCCCTGTGTTGGTTTTAACGGAGATAGATATTACAGACCTGCTCAAGAATTCGGTGATTGGATTGAATATACAGGTTCAGTTATGTCTATTGACCCCTCTGGAAAGGGTAAAGATGCTACTGGCTATGCAATCGTAAAGATGCTTAATGGAAACCTCTTTGTAAGCGATGCTGGTGGGCTTATAGGCGGTTATGACGAACCAGTTCTAGTTAAATTATCTAAATTAGCCAGAGATCACAAAGTAAACACCATCATCGTTGAAGAAAACTTCGGAGGTGGCATGTTTGCTGAACTCTTAAAACCCTATTTAATGCGTTATCACCCCTGTGAAGTAGAAAATGTCAGAAACAACAAGACCAAAGAGTTCAGAATAATCGACACCCTTGAACCAGTAATGAACTCTCATCGACTAATAATCGATAGAAAAGTAGTAGACAAAGACTACAGATCAAATCCTAACGAAGCACCAGAAAGAAAACTAAAACTTCAACTCTTCTATCAAATGTCCCGTATAACCCGTCATAAAGGCTCCCTAGTACACGATGACATCCTTGATGCTTTATCTGGTGCAGTCTCTTATTGGACTGACTACATGTCTGCTGACGAAGATAGAAACATTCAATCCAGAAAAGATGAATTACTAAGACTTCACTTAGATAATTGGGGTTCATCCATGAATAACACCATCACCCAAACAGCCCTAGGCATGTCCCTTGAACAGATTAAACAATCTGATACCTCTGATACCTCATTCATAAGCTCTACTTATTAACCCCCTATATTGGAGAGAGGGGGGAAAGGGGGGTGAGAGGTCGAAAGCTATACAAACTAGACCACACAAGACTACAAAAGATACTCCACAGAGGTATCAGATACAGATTCTTCCTATCCTTCTAAACCAATAGCCAATCCACTTACAATCCTATAGATACTCCTATAACCTCTTATAGCTTTATCCTATAACACTACCTATAGTCCCCTTAAGGTCAGGCTTTAGACAACCTCCAAAACACATCTGGGCTGCTTTGGTAACTTTCTAAAGGGGTTGGTTGGTGGGTTTTGACCTTAAACGGGGGGCTGGTTCTCCCCCCTTTGTCTCCCTAATGTTTTGGCGAAAAAATCTGAAGGGGTATACGTATACGTGGAAAGCTGATTTTCCCCCTCGATATGGTCTTTTTTTAGTATTTAAAAGACTTTTTATTCTTTTTATTCTGCATAACTGCTTAAAGAACAGTTACGCAAAGCTTAAAAGCCTAGTGGTACCAGTACTTTTTAAATTAATTACTAGTAGTTGGACAAAAACTGGACACGATGGGGGGATAGATAGCCAAATACTTGATATATATGTACTATTAGTTCAGTTAGGACCAGACTGGTACATTTGTACTTGTTTTTATATTTCATCGATTGCCGTTCAAATAAAGCAAGTAAGCTTAACAAACTGAAACAAATAGAGCTATCAAAGGGAAGTCAAAGGAGGAAAGAGATAGAGGTTACGAAGGAGCGTAAATAAAGATACAAAGAGTACTAGGTAGGGTTAGACAAACACTAAGTAGATATATAATTAGTTTAGTTATCAGATTTATCTGGTAGTTAGCCCCAGAACCTTTAAAACTTATGATTATCTTTCAAGAGATCAAAGAAGATCTTATAGAAGTATCTGCAAAGCTTCTCAATAAGCTTCCACCAAGTCTTGTCTATTGTTTTCCTGACGCTGTTATTTACAGGTCTTGTGAACTTCTCAGACAAGAAGCAAGGGAACTAGGAGAAGAGATTTAATATCCCTAGCCGGATATTTTGACGATCCAATGGAGCTCTTAGGAGTTCCACTGGTTCCTCAATTGGAACCTGTTACAACTGAACCTTTAAAAATGAACTTTGATTCTTTAGATGCTTATCCAGCAAAGTTTGAGGCTATTCGTACTTTTTACGAGTGGTCTAATAACTTTCCTAGGGGAAGAAGACAGGATAATAATCCTTTCGACTTTTACCTAGATTTTATTGGTTATAGCATCGACAGGTTAGGAGCTTATAGGTACATGGCTCCAGTACATAAGGCTGGTGAGTTTGGCTTTGGACATCATGAAAGATGTGCTATGGCTGATGCTTTAAAAGTCTTTGAAGATACTGGCTATGAAGATGTATATAGCTACATCGACCTATTACAACCAACTCTAGGGAATAGAAGCAATAATGACTTAGTTGAATTTGCTGCTGCTAGATCTAGAGGATAGATGATCCTATGGAGGGCTGTTAAGCCTTCCACAGGCTCTTCTAATAGAGTCTTAAGTTAACCTAAGTATCTTTTTAAACCAATGGAAGAAAGAAAGCTTTTCAAGGCTTATGGAGTTTCTTTAGTAGGTAATACTGCTGAGGAATACCAAAAGCAAATAGAAACTGATTACGCAGAGCTAAGTACCAAAGAGTACGAAGCAGCAAAAGCTTATGCAGCTGATGCCTGGCTTTTTAACGAGATCTAAGGCTTTATATCCCTAGCCGAACTATTGACGGTTCCCTAGAGCACTTTTAGTGTTCTATGGAGTCCTCAACCGACTCCAAAAGACCCAGAAATCTTTTATTTAAATGACTACTATTATCCCTGCGGTTCCTGTTAAAGAAACCGTAGAAGCAATTCCTGTCTCTTCAATTAATAAGTCTATGGCGTGGTTTAAACGCCAGAAGAACGCTGTATTAGTTGACAGTATCAAGGAGTTTAAAGAGGAAGTACAACAGCAAAGAGAAGAGAAGCAGGTTCTAGTATTCCTAGCCGCTATTTTCTTCACTCTGTATATGCTTTTTTAGTTATGACCTTGAAGTGCCCATCTTGTGGCTCTATAAGTTTCATTTCCGCTGGGGGTACTCAGGAAAAAGTTCCTGATGCTCCCTCAGTGGAGACAAGAAACAAAGAAAACACTCCTTATCTAAGAAGAAGGCGGAAGTGTAAAAAATGCGGTCACTTGTTCTCAACTAGAGAATATGAAGTTAATCATCTTCAATCAATCATGATTGCCATGAAGACAGACTCAATGACACCTGTTAGTGAGAAACATTTGGATTCTCTTACGACTGAAATACAGGATTTGTTAGAAGAACTGCTTTCATGGGCAGGTCATGTAAAAAAACAAAAAAAACTACTCAAACAAAGGAGGAAAAATTAATGGACTTACAAACATCATCCTTTGATTTAAACATTCTCAAGGGAGCACTTTTAATAAGACCAGATGGAGAAGAATTTCGTTTAGTAAGTTTTGTTGTCTATCCGAATGATGTATCTACTATCTACGCTCTTATTAAACCTTTTAAAAATGATGGATTTGAAACAGCAGTTTCACTCTCATGGGATTCCTTAAGCGAATGGACCCTTCAAGTACAAGCAGGTAACAACTAATGTCAATTAACAAAGAACAATTCCAAGGCATTTCTAACAAAGTTAAGCAGTGTCTAAACATCCTGTCTGAACTACCAGATAGTGAGAAAAAACAATTAGCTATTTTAATGGTGGCTAATACTTTAAGTCCTAAATTTGCTGCTGAGACAGCTAAATTTATGCTTGACTTAGATAAGTGGGAGAATCTTTAGATGTCTTATTATTCATTTAGTGATTCCTTACCTAAAAAGCTTTATGTAATTAGGCTTTCTGATCCTAATCAGGCACCAGGGGTAAGAACTGAATTAATTACTGCTGCATCTCCTAAAAGAGCAGTAGAAATTGCTAGGGAAAAGTGGCCTGAAGCAGAAGGAATGATGGTTGTTGATAGTAGAGACTTGATATGAATCCAGCCCAGATTCAGATAGAAAATGAAATGGAGAGTAAAGGGTTTGCCTCTTACTCAAATAAAGTCCAGACAAACATAAAAAAAGGACGTGCCTCAGACAACACCTATGCAGTTCATCTGATCAAGGCAGGTTTGCAGCCTCACTCTGATGCAATAAAAGATTTTGTTGACAGAGCTTGGCGAGGTAAACCAGGTCCGAAAGCTATTGCTGCCAAACTATTACAGAAGTTTCCTGATCCAGATGTAGTCTCATACATCACTTGGAAAGCTGTTTTAGATCTTGTCAGTAGTGAAAAGGCTACTGCTACTGCTGTTGCTATTAAGATTGGCAATCTATTAGAAGATGAACTTAGATTTTCTGTCTTTAAGGAAAGAGATCCTAAATTTTTCAAGGTATTAAAAGACCACATATCAGATACCAAGCATCACGGTTATAGAAGAACCATGATGATGGGTCATATGCGTAATCAGGGTTATGAATTTCAGAGCTGGAACAAAGAAGACAAGCTAAGAGTTGGACTAAAGCTAATTGAACTGCTGATGCACTCTGTTGGCCTTGTGAAGATGGTCACTAGAGGTAATTTCCATAACAAAACTAGGAAGACTTATCTGGAATTTACAGAGGAGTCTATGGAATGGATTAAAAGGCAGAAGAGTAATAGATTAGCTGCTTATCCTTTACTGATGCCTTGTCTTATTCAACCTAGAGAATGGCCAGATGGTGGTTTCTATTCAGAACGATTAAGACGGATAAAAGAGGTAAAAACTTCTGACACTATTTATTTAAATGACTTAAGAAATAAGAAGCCAACTGCTTTTTATGAAGCTCTTAATGCCTTACAAAATACAGAGTGGTCAGTCAATAAAAAGGTTTTAGAAATAGCTAACTACTGCTGGAATACAAATACTCCTGTTGGCTGCCTGATAGATGCCGAACCTGAACCTTTACCACCTAAACCATTTGATATAGCAGAAAATGATTTAGCTCGTAAGAAGTGGAGAAGAGCAGCTTCTATTATCCATGACCTAAATGCACATAACCGAGCAAAAAGGTTTCAGTGCATGATGATGCTTGATACCTCAGAAAAGTTTAGTACTGGTTCTTTTTGGCATGTAGCACAGGCAGATTTTACCGGACGAATTTATCCGGTGTCCGGCACCTTTAACCCACAGACAACAGATTTATCAAGGGGGCTGCATCAGTTTGCTGAAGGTGGTCCAATTAAAAATGAAAAAGATGCAAATTGGTTAGGTATTGCTGGAGCAAATCACTGGGGACTAAGCAAGAAAAGTTTTAAGGAAAGAATTGAATGGGCATATAACGAAGGAAAACATATGGCTATTGATGTAGCTGGTAATCCTGAAAGTTATGTAGGTCTCTGGTCTAAAGCTGATAGCCCGTTTCAGTTCTTAGCATGGTGTCTTGAATGGAGTCAGTTTCATGATGAAGGGTTTGGTTTTGTTAGTAGGCATCCTGTCCTTCTGGACGGTAGTAATAATGGTTTCCAGCATCTGGCTGCTTTAACTCTTGATCAGGATCTTGCTGCTTCTGTAAACCTGCTTGCATCAGAAGAACCACAAGATTTATATAACAATATAAGAACAAACTTAATAGTTAACCTTGAAGATAGCGACAGTACTTATGCACAGGACTGGTTCAATCAGAGAGAGTTGATAACAAGAAAGTTAATTAAAAAGCCTATTATGTGCATACCCTATTCAGGAACTATCTACGGTATTACTAATATAATTATAGATTATGTTGCAAAAGAAAAAATAGAATTTCCTTGGGGTACAGATAGTTTTAAGTACTATAATTTCCTTGCAATAAAAATAAAAGAATCAGTAGATAACGTCTGTCCTACTGCTTCTAATGTTATGAATTACCTGAATGGTATTGCTAGGTGTTTTGCTAAAGAAGATAAAATAATTGAATGGACTACACCTTCTGGTTTCTTTGTTAAACAAAACTATTTAGTCACTAAAAGTAAACAAATAGAGACCAAATTCGGTCATAGCAAAGTCAGGTTACATCTTGCAGAAAATACAAAAGACGTAGACAAAAAGAAAACAACCCAGAGTTTTCCTGCTAATTTTATTCATTCACTTGATGCTGCTAATGTTCATTTAGCATTACAAAAAGCAAAGGCAAAAGGATTAAATCAATTTACAACTATCCATGATTGTTTTGGTGCTCCTGCATCAGACATAGAAGATTTTATTA